GGGCAACTGAAGTTCCATAGGTAGTCTTTCTTCTGCTTGAAGTTACGCAAGCGAGAAGAAACTAATCGGATGTACTTTGAATCGGTTGGTAATGACATAGACACATAATATAACACAACACCAACGGGTTGTCAACTCTAATTTATTAGTTTGCCTAACGTAGCAAAGTCTAGATGCCCAATTAACCATGACAGTACAAGTATACCGCCTGCGGCCATCCATTTCCATTCGAGGATTTTTGCAATCGCCGAATCTTCTTTCTCGTTGTGCTCGGCAATATCTGAACGTAATGACTTGATTTCGTCCATGATTCTGCGCTCGGTCAATTCTATCTTATCAGATAGGTTTCTGTCAACCGTTGTGATACGTGAGTGTAATTCTTTAATGTCTGCCACCGTAGCTTCTCGTTTCTTGTCCATATCTTCGTATATGTCGTTGGCAACTTTTGTTTGATTTTCCATTAGTCTATCAATTACCGTATCCATTTTATTACAAAGTTGGGTGAGGGTGGCCACCTGAGTTTTCAGAACGCCCACATCAACCTTTAATTGTGTTGTATCCTCACCCGCCATGATTTTACTTCTTTACAGGAACTTCGTGACCTTCAAGTTTCTTGTGAACCTTGATTTTCTTGCAGTCTTGTTTAGGTTTACCATCTTTGTTGAGAACAGGTTTACCTGCCTTGTCAACTTTATCATGGCATACTTCTTTAACTTCAGCTGCCGCAAATGCAGACAACGATAAAGTCAATAAGATTGTTGTAATGATGTGTTTCATTTTAGTCCTTAAAGTTCAGGTTGTGGTGCAGGTGGTGGTGCCAACTTACCGCCGAATCCTGCTGATGGTGCAGCTGCGAATGTTGATACTGGTGCAGGTGCGCTGAATGTAGGCGCAGGTGTTGCAACAACAGGTGCAGGTGCAGTAATTACTGGTGTAGCGGTACTTAGTGTTGGTGTGGCCACGGTTGTGGCAGCACCACTTGCACCACCAAGTTTCTCTTGTGTACGACCATATGCAGAAACACCAAGTACAGCACCCATCGCAACGTGGAACAAACCACCGCCTTGCAATGTAATTGGTACCCATTGACGGAACGCATCGTTAGCTGCTTGAACTTCCCAAAACTGTACGATAGTGAACATTACTGGGAATACTGCAAAGTCACATAGACAGCAAATCATATACATCATTGCCATCATTGGACGCCATTTCTTGGTCATCCAATCATCTTCTTGTTTTTCTACTTTTACTTCGTCTGCCATATTAAACTCCTAATACATGAAGTGCGTGTTCATAATGTTTAATACGGTCCTCAAGTCCAATGGTACCGCCGTTGATACGTTTTGTTAGGGTTACGATATCACCCTTGTCTGCCCATTGGTTCAGATTGTTTGCTTCCCAGAACCAGCAAGCAGATTG